CAATTCCCAATGGAATATGGGGAGAAATATTTTGACATGCTCACGGCTGAGGAAAAGATTGGAAACAAGTACGAATCATACGGACGCCGCAACGAAGCTCTTGATTGTCGCGTCGGCGCATTATGTGCAGGCGATATTTTTCTTGACGAACAGAAAATAAAGTATCGTGATTTTATCAAGAACCAGAAACGGTTTCCCTTTAAATTTCAGGGTATTACTTTTAATCGTCCTCAGGATGCGGATTTATTTACGGAGCGAAAAGTGATTGAAATAATAGTTCAGCAAACAGATCCAAAAAAATTATACGATCATTTTGCGAATTTCAATAAAAATATTCTGAAGTAAAAAAAATACTTGAATTATGTCTCATGATATCCACGGATGAAAATATGTCCGGATATATCACTTCAGGAAGAAAAATTTTATTGAAAGCACGTCTTGCGAGTATACAGGCGCGGCTACTAATATTATATGATACTGCGATCGGTGCCGCCGGACATGAGAACGAAAGCTACGCGTTCGACTCCGGGGAAGGTAGTCAACGAACAACCCGTCGCGACACATCAAAAATATTTGAAGACATCCGAAGACTCGAAGCCACTGAAGATCATTTGCTCAACGAACTTAATAACATCGGATTAGTTGCCGTTAAGTTGCGGAGAAAATCATGACAATCAACCTGCCGCAAAGAATAGTCAATAAATTAAAAGGATATAATTATACAGAAAGTTATTTGCCCGCTCCCGTAGAAGATAAATCTCACGTAATACAATCGATGGGCGATGGAATTTCCGCAAGTTTTAGCGGATTTTCCAGCTCGTCATCTAAATATCCGGGTGGAATGTCGCGTCAAGCCCCAATTGTAATTAAAGATCATTATGAAACCTGTCAACAAGTTCGCGACCTCATGGACGACAGCGTAGAATTACGCGCACTCGTAGAAACTCAGGTTGATACAATAGTCGATTCAGGACTCAAGGCAAAACCGACACCGCAAGCGGAAATGTTGGGTATTACTCCCGAAGCCGCGGAAGAGTGGGGCGAGAACGTAGCAATACGTTTTCACCTTTGGGCAAGTTCCAAGAAATCGCACCGCAGCCGGATAAATAATTTATATCAGAATCAAAGATTCTGGCAACTGTTGAGACAACGCGACAACGATATTTTCGCACGCTTCTACTACGGCCGTGACTGGGATCAGTTAAACCCACTGCAAATAGAATTCATCGAGAAAAATACGATCCGTGGATATGCTTATACTTCCACTTACGGAAATTTCGGATATGATGACGGAATAATCAGGGACGCAGCAGGCCGGGAAACAAATTATAAAATATGGACTTATGACAATCAGACCGGGAAATATTCCGAGACTACAATTCCCGCAGTAGGTGAAAAATCCGGACGGATTATGATAATCCATGGATTTTCAATTGAATATCCAGGCCAGACCCGCGGATTTACAAATAAAATTCATCTCATCCAAAATATCGAACATCTCGAAGATTTTAAATTATCGGTAATTCAGAAAGCTATAAATCAGGCTTCTTTCTTCGCCGCGATTGAAAATAGCCAGCAAGACGCGAGCAATCCCGTAATAGGTAGACTCGGCGAACCCGTTGTCGAGTACGGAAGTGACCCACAGCCCGCACTGGACGCGCAGAATGTGACTTCAGAATCTACCGAACCAATCGTAAATTGGAACTCTATGCCTGAAGCAACTTTCCGTCAACCCGGAGCCACTCTTGTCGGAAATCTCAGACAAGGCGATACATGGAAAAATTTATCCGACACATCCCCTTCGGCGGAATATGACGCGTTCGTAAATTCTTTTTTTGCTTCAATTTGCGCCTCTACGGGCTGGGGAATAGAACTCGTACTTAAAAAATTTAATGCCAATTATTCCGCCTCGCGCGCGATGCTCATAATGTGCTGGAGAAAAGCAAACATAGAACGTGCGGAAATGATAACCGATTTTCTTTCACCTGTTTATGAAATGTGGCTATCGGAAGAAATCGCGTCCGGTCGCGTGTCAGCCCCAGGTTGGAATGACCCGCAACTTCGCGCGGCGTGGTTATGCTGTGAGTGGAGTGGATCGCCGATGCCGGATATTGACCCCTTAAAAAGCATGGAAAGTGCGAAACTTGCAGTTGAGTTATCAGCTGAAACATTGGATGACGTGGCAAGAAATTATAACGGTAGTTCCGGGAAGTCTAACCGGATTAAGAATGCAAGACAGTTTAAGGAATTACCGGAATCACCATTTGCGAAACAACAGGTTCAGCCGAAACAACAACAGCAACAGCAACAGCAGGAGAGCAATAATAATGGCGAATCCTAAATTTAAAACATGTAAAAAAGACGTTTGGGTAAAAATCGCGGATAATCAAATATCCGGTCAGATATGGCGTGCGAATTCAAAGCCGGATTTATATCTCTCTACTTACAGAACGCATAATGACGCAGCGCCTGTGTTGGCAAGCGAAGGTATGCCGATATTTTTAGATGGCATATCGGTTGAAATAAAAGCAGCGGCAGGAATTGATGTATATATTATGGCGGTAGGACATCGCGGAAAAATCAGGGTGGATTTATGAACAAAGAAACAATAGGAAACGGCGGAATTGCGGATGTTGATCTTGCGGGAGTACTTGCGGCAATTGGCGTTGTTGATGATAATGTTGATGATATAAAATTAGTAGTTGAAGCATTACCGGCCAGACTCGACATAGTTGACGACTCATTAGAAATATTACACGATCATATTCATTCCGCGCAAAAAGTTTATCCGACATTGGCTAACGGCGTGACCGTCACCGGCGCGGCTGGAGCATGGGCGCTCGGTGCATTTGCAGTTTTAGTTCCGACGAACGCAATCGCATCGCCTTTTGATATTCATCACATAAATGTAGCCGCATATAATGCAAGTGATACTTTTGAGCTCGTCCTTTATGCGGGTGCTAACGGCGCAGAAGTAGAGATAGGGAGAGTAAGATTCTCCCGAATATCAAACGTCGGAGCCGCGCCACATGTTCCAATGATGACGCCTATCAATCCGGCAAATAGTCAGATCAAAGCAAAAATTGCGTCGCAGAATGGAACGTCTAACACGGCAACAATAAGTATTGATTATCATACATATTAGGATAAAAATTTATGGAACATACTCAAAATAACACATGCGGAGGTAACATGAATTGGAGACGAACTTATATCAAGTTATTATTGGTCTTGCTCTCATTCTGGTTGGCAGCGGGAGTTTGTTTGGTTACCTCGTTATTCGCCTTATCCGAAATTATGATGACCAAATCAAAGAACTCTTTGAATGTACCCGCGATTTACCCGCAGTCAGAAAAGATATTGAATGGCTTACCGATGAATGGAAAGAATGGAGAAAGATAAATAAATGAATATAGTTCAAGATCATAGAATTTTTGAAAAATATTTTGAGCCTGTATGCCCTATCTTCAGGCGTGCATTGTCTCAAATAACGGGGATAATAATCCACGGCAGCGGCGGTCCCGACACAGCGAAAGGAGTTATAAACTGGATGCTCGCGGGCGGCGCCATGGCGGACGGTACAAACAGAACCGCAGATTATAAAAAAGGCGTCGGACTCTTCCATTATGAAATCGATTCTAATGGTGATATTTACCAACTCATCCAAGACATTTATTTTGTCTATCATTCCTCTTCCGGCAGGAACGACGCGTCTACGGTGGGAATTGAATTGATTCAAAAAGAAAAAAATAATAGCGGTAAATACTCAATCGAGCAGTACGATTCTTTATTTACGCTGATAAAAAGTTTAATGATTTTATGTCCGATAAAAATAATTGCCGGACATGGTGGAACTAAATTAAAATATACAGGAAGTTATAAAAATTGTCCCGGAGAAAAATTTGACTGGATTTCTATAATAAATAATTTTAATTTGCAGGCAATTAGTAAAGAAGTATACGAGATAATATCATGACTCTGACGACAAGAAGATTAGGATATATCGCATTCGGCGTAACGGAAATAATTATTGTTGTAGGTATAGTTTTACAGCCGACTAAGATAGTTGAAATTATAGGATTACAGACAGCGGTATTTTGTACGGTCTGGGGTGCAGTAGGAGTTAAAAATTTTATCGATATGAAAAAGGACATAAATGACGCTCAAAAATAGTATAATCGTCGCAATTATAATTTTCGTTTCCGGACTCGGCACCGGCGGATACTCGGTTTATCGTTATTACAATAAACCGATACCAAATCCGAATCCGCCGATTGTAAAGCCTGTAATTTCAAAACCGGTAGATCGCCCGAATACGATTACTTGCGATGAAGAGAAGAATTTATTATGGCATTATGATAATGATAAGGTAAATCTGAACTGGACACTTATGGAACAGACTAAAACGGAAATGAATATAAATTTAACCGGAAATCTTTTCGAACGTGAATTTTATCAAGATATAACTTTTAAAATCGTCGACCCTTTAAGACATCACGGTATCAGTGCAAATTATTATGCATTTTTTGTTAATAATAAATTATTGCAGGCAGGCGGGATCGATTATCATTATCGATGGGAAAATTTTTCATTCGACCCCGGAATTATAGTTGGTAAAGAAATATTCGGAGCGAAAGCAGGCGCAACTTATTATTTTAATTGAGGTAATTATGAAAAAAATAGTGCTTAGCGGTGAAGTCGGATGGGACATAACTCCAAAAGATATAATCAGACAACTTGATGAAGCTAAAGGCGAAGATTTGGAGATACATCTTGCAAGCCCCGGCGGAAGTGTATTTGATGGTATAGAAATATTTAATGCCTTCAGAGATTATAAACGCAAATACCCGGAAGCACAAATGCTGTTAACAATAAAAGGACTTGCTGCAAGCATGGCTTCCTATATCGCGATGAACCCGGCATTTGATCTTATTGCGGCAGAAGATAACGCTGTTTTAATGATTCATAATGTTTGGGGACTTGCAATTGGAGATTATAGAGACCTAAACAAAACGGCGGATATATTTGAAGGACTTACCGATCTTCTGGCACAAGCATATACAAAAAAAACTAAAAAATCACAGAAAGCAATCCGGCAACTTATGGACGACGAAACGTGGTATTTTGGGCAGGAATTAAAGGACGCCGGATTCGTAGATGAAATAATTGAGACCGAAGAAAAAAAAGATAAATCGGTAGCACTCGCGACCGCAAAATTAAATTTTAAAAGTTTATCGGAAAAATTACAGACTAAGAAAGTAGATATAGAAAAAATAGCAGCATGTATAAAGCAAGAGCAACACCCCGCAGCAGACGCGGGTAATAATATATTACAGGAGGAGAGCAATATGACTCTAAAAGAATTCCTTGCTCAGAACCCATCCGCAAAAATTGAGTATGATAACGAACTCAACATACAAAATAACGCGGGGAAGGAAACAGGCAAGAAAGAAGTACAGGACAGGGTAAACGCAGCAGCGCCTTTCCTGAAATCAAGTTCGGATTATTCGGACGGCGTGAAAGACTTAGCGGTCGAAGTAATTCTCGGCAGCGCCGGAGCGGATGCGTTAAAAGCCGCAATCGCCCTTTTTGATAAGGACGCGGAAAAAATTAAATCCGATCTAGCCGCACTTGAAGCAAAAAATCAGGGCGATATCAAAAATCAGCAACAGAATCAACCGAATGAATTTGTTGCAAGAGTAAATCATCTTAAAGCCGCATTAGGCCAGGAGGTAAAATAATGGGAGCAGTAATGGCAAGACGTGACGTATCAACAGAACCCCTCATTCTTTCCGACTCTTCGGATGTAAGAAATGAATCAATCGCGCAGAACGCACAGCGCGCAGCCGACCTTGTAAAAGGAACGGTAATGGCGCAGATAACGGCGACAAGATTATGGACGCCGTGGATAAATGTCGCCGGCGTTGACGGATCAGCGATACCGCGTGGAATATTACTTGACGATATTCTCACAGCCGAACTCGTGGCCGGGATCGTAGCAGATATTCCGATCCTTGTAGGTAACGCGCGCGTAAACGAATCACTCGTAGTTTTCGACGGCGATACTTTATCGGCGGATTCAATAATCGGCGCGGGCACGATTCACGCAGTAACCGGAAGAGAAGCTCTTATGCAGACATCTGATATAAGACTTGAACTCACCGTAGCAATCTCAGAACATGAAAATATATAAGGAGGCAGGATAAATGCAAACACCCGTAGTTTTAGATAATTATTCAAGGATGCAAAGTTCGTTATTCAATGAAGCAGATATAATCGCCGTCTCGACCGTTTATCAGCAGTTTTTCGGTAAACCGGCGTTCGGCGGTTCAAGAACGATTTACAGTCCCAATTCCGATGTAGTGGATATTGACGTCATGCGCGCGAACAGACGAGTTGCGGCGATGATACACCGTGATACCGACAGCGAGCATCTCAATTTAAAACGTAATACCACGACTCAAAACTGGACACGTTTCAGTCTGAGATTTCCCCTTGCGGAAGAAATCGGAAATATAACGGCATCGCAGATTACAAAGACCGTTGCCGGTGAAGACGTCGTAAACGGATTATCGAAGCAAGACCGCATGGTATTACTTGCCCGAGAACATCACATGGAGCACATCAGACGCTATGTCAGATTGTTCGAAGTTCTTTGCGGTAATTCGCTTTTTACAGGTTTACAGCCCGCAATAATCGGATCCGGTAATCTTAATAACTGGTACGATTTCAACCGCAATCCGGCCTTGATGGTGACCCCGGCTATACCGTGGGACCAGGCAGGCGCAGACATACTCGGCGACATCGATGACGGGATACAGCAAATGATGGTCTTAGGAAACGCGAAGGCTAATGTTATTTTCATGGCCGGGGATGTTCTCAACGTATTTTTAAGAGATACGACTATTCAACAATTCGCAGACATCAGAGGTTACAGTCTTGTCAGAGCCGGTGAAGAAATGTTCAATCTTCCCGGGAGTTTAACCGACCTCGTGAATGCCGGAGCCGATGCAATAGGCAGACTTACAACTCCGCGCGGCAAGACCGTTTATATTTTCGGATACGACGCAGTGATCGATGACAATAACGGCCAGCCAGTCGACCTTCTTCCTGCCGGGACGGTGTTCATTGCTTTCTACGGCGCACGTTGCGACAGATATTTCGGGCCCGCGGAAAGACTTCCGATAGTATCAAGCGACATCGCTTTTTACAACGAGACTTTCGGCATGAACAATATTGTCAACCCGGAGCTTCCAGCAAACATAAAAGGCAATGCAATAGTTGCGCCTCAGATGTTTTATTGCGACGCTTACCGGGTAGAGGACAAAAAGAAGATAGCAGTCCGGACGCAATCAGCCCCGATATTTGCGACTACACAGACCGACAGTTTTTATACAATGACTGACGTTCTGTCAAGGAGCTCATAAGGAGGATTTATGGCACAAAATATGATGTTAGCCGGATTAAAGTTTAAGGATGTAAAAAAAACTCCAATGAAAAAACCGATAATAGATATTTTCACGGAATTAAATAATATCCCTGAACTAACCGAAGAGAAAAAGGCCACAGCAGAAAAAGAATCAAAGGCGAAAGAACGCAGAGAAAAGGCCATGGAAAAAAAGGCAAAAGAAAAGGCCGGCCCTAAGACCGAGGTAACCGATGATGTTAAATAGAGAAGTTCCAGCAGGCAAGCGCGTATATTTCGGAAAATTCCGTTGCGTCGAGGGTGATATATTACCCCCTCATATTGCGGCAAGGATGCCACAACTGGAAATTGACGAACCGGAAATAATTCCAGATATATCAGAAGAACCGAAGAAATATGTGCGCAAAAAAAAATCCGATGAGGTTTTTGAATAGTGGAAAATTTACGCATAGCGATAGAGTCGGACTTACACGACAGTATTGAAGGCGAATTCGGGGCACGGGTAAAATTAACCAGCCCCGAAGGTGTTACACAAATCTATAGTGCAACAAATCCGACTGAATATCTGAAAGGGCAGTATTTGAATTTTACAAAAGAAGTCGATCCCGAATCAGGAGAAGTGATAATTGTAAAGCAACCGAATATTGCGTTGAGGATAAACAGTCTCACAGGAAAACGGAAACCGGAAGGCGGCGAGCGATGGTTTGTAGAAGTTTATAACGATCTCCTTTTAAGATGGGATAGATTTGTTCATTCCGAAGTCCGGGCGCCGATGGATGGTTCAGACATAGGATTTATCCGTCTCTATTTGCAACGCGTAGAACAACAACAGGAGCCGGTATCAATATGATGGAATTTACCGATGTAATAACAGCACTTACGACATTATTATCCGATAATGCACAAAGCAGATTCAGAGTGATTAACGTCGAGGAACAATCAGAATCGGCAGAAGCATTAAAGGACGGATTTCGCAGAGTTGCCGTTATTTATACCGATGGAAGTTTCCCGAAAAATAAATGCAGTACAGATCAGCAATTGCATGAAATGAAAGTTGATATCGTAATGTCAGCAAGTGCAGCAACAAAAGCGGATGTTTCTATTTTGTCGAACGATGCAGCAGAACCGCAAGCAAAGGCTGCCGCCCTTTTGGCAATTCAGACAGCGGAGATAATCGCAGATCGAAAGCTCGACGAAGTTGCAGGCTATGTTTGGGCTATACTAAGAAATGCAATCAATCGGGATTTAGGACTTCCAAGAGGATTTGTTTCGAGTGTTCATATCGAGTCCTTGAAAAAAGATTCTACATTACGATACGGCGACCTTGTAGTCAGGACAGGAAATTTTAGTTTTACATGCCAGGTCGAGGAATTAACGACCGGCGATCTCGGAATTAGAACGATTCCGACAATAATTAATTCAGACGTACCGGCCTATGACGAACCAGGTGCGGGCGTTATAGTCAATAATTCATAAGGAGGAAACATGAAATGACAGTATCCCCATCAAGTTTAGCGGCCGGTAATTTTGTATCATCAAAGAATGAGCAATTTGCCGTAGCAGTTTCAGTGTTGTCACAAAAAAATGTAATAATCGGAACATATGACGAAACGACATTTGTTGACATTGTCCCGAACATACCTTTACGAGTGTACAGTCCTGCCGATGTCGGCGGGAAAACAGGTTACGGATTTATGCTTCATCGTCTTGCGCGCGCTGCGTTTAAGGCGGGCGGAGTCGAGACCTGGATTATCCCACAGCCCGAAGGCGGAAGTGACCCCGATCAGGCGACCGGCACAATCGATTTTACAACGTCACTCAATCCCGTTGCAGGCACGATACATCTTTACATAGCAGGTGATCATGTGCCGGTAAATATTACCGCAGATATGACGGATACACAAATCGGAGACGCCGTCGAAGCCGCGGTGAATGCAGATAATGAATTGTCAGTAACAGCGAACAACGTTGCCGGGATCGTAACCTTTACAAGTAAATCGGGCGGAACCTGGGGCAATTTCATAAGTCTTGAATTTAATCTCGGATCAGGAGAAGCGCTTCCGACCGGAGTTGCGGCAGTGATTGTCGATCTCGCGGGCGGCGCGGGCGTAGGCGATATACAAGACGCACTCGACGCACTCGGAACCGGGGACGGGCAGAACGAAGATTTCTTCACAAACGTAATTCATGGTTACGGCGCGGACACGGCGACGTTGAACGCACTCAGTACATACAACGGCGTAGGAAATACTTACGTCGGAAATTACAGAAAAGAAATTGCGCGTCCATTCCGGTCCTGGATAGGTGATGTTGTCCCACTTACGGCCGGATTAAATGCGGCACTGGTATTTGCAGGACTGCGGCGCACGGACAGGACAAACGGAAAATTATGTATCCCGGGCAGTCCGAATCATCCGCAGGAAATAGCGGCACAAATGACCGGCGCAATGGCAGTATTACATTGTACATACCCGCAAGTCGGATTGATTGATATCCCGCTTGATGGAGTTTGGCCGGGAATAAAATCTGATCGTTGGACAAATGATTACGACAGTAGAGATATCGCAGTCAAAGGCGGATTGTCTACAACTCTCGTAAGAAGCGGAATTGTCTATCTTCAGAATGTTGATACATTTTTTAGGCCCGTTGATATTCCCGTGGAAAGTAATTTTTTCCGGCAGGCGAAGAATATTTCAATCGATCAGAATATCTTGTATAATTGGAGACAGAATTTCTACGGCACGAAATGGCAAGGAATATATATCGTCGAGGATACGGCAAAAGTTACAGATCCGATAGCGAAGCAAAAAGCGCGCGACATTGATTCTGTGAAAGACGACGTTATAGCCCTGATAAAAGCATTCTACGCAAAGGGTTGGATTTATAACACAGCGTATTCGCTCGCAAGATTTACCGTGACCCTTCGCGCAGGCTTAACCGGATTTGATATCTATTGTCCGTTTATTCCCAGCGGCGAAGGCGGGATTATGAATACCGATCTTGCGTTCGATACTTCAATAGCCGTATTATTAACTGGAGGTGTATAATATGAATTCAGGCACACCAAGAAAAACTACTTTAAACGGTATGACCTTCCATGTTTTTGCAGATACAAACGTGAGTTTCAAACCGTCGTTATTTACAACTGAGGGCGTACCGACCACGGGCCCGACCATGAATAAAATGACCAAGGTTGTCCCGGAAATGGACAGTATTACAATTGCGGCATCCCCAGCGGATTTGTTACTCATTAAAGCGATGGCGGAAAGCCTTGTTGATATAACAATGTCAATCGAATTCGCAGACGGATCTGTATTTAAAGCAACTGGCAGAATCAATCTTGACAGTTGGGAGAGTGAAACCAATAAAGCAGCGGTGAAGCTCATCCCGACTGAAGACTGGACGCCGTTTATAGCATAAAAATTATGATAGAACCGGTTTATATACTTATACGCACATCAAACAGGCCGAAATATTTTGCAAAAATGATGGAATCTGTTAAAATACAAACCTATAAAAATATACAGACCATCGTACATAGCGACGACCCACGCGATAAGTATGTAACCGGCGATGTCATAATTCACGGAACGGCGTACACTTCGGAATTTGGGAACGGTACTTATAATTTGTACAATAACCGACTCCTTAAAGCAATCCCGGATGTTTCGGGTTGGTATCATTTTATCGATGACGACGATGAATATGCAAGCCCGGACGTGATCGAAAAATTAGTAAAGTATTCAAAACGCGATTGCATCAATGTCGGCAGAGTACGACGCATATTTAACGGGAAGCAACTCACCTTTCCGAAAGACTGGGGCGGCCAGAAAAGTTTTCAAACGGAAATATTTTTTCTACATACCGACCACAAAGATAAAGCGAAGTGGTGGGGAGATAAAGGCGGAGACCATAATTATTCAAAGCAATTTACAAAAATATTAAAAACGAATTGGATTGATGATCTTATAATTTGCAAAGCTCAGGAAACAAAAGGCAACGGCAGACAACTTGACGAGGGCGGGAAAAATATAAATTACAAAAATGCGTTTCCGCCGGATCAGGAAGTATGTGTTATTGGTTTGCTTCCAAATAAATTTTGTCAAAGTAAAATAGAACGCATCCGGCAAGGTGAAATAAAACGAATGCCCTACGGTATAGCCTTCAAACTTGAGCAGGAAAGGAGAGTAAAAATCACAAATTATACGGATACAATAGAGAAAGCAAAACCAAAAAATATTTATAATTTATAAAGGAGATTTTATGCAAGACGTAAAATACGCAGGGGACGCGGCAAAGAACGAACTGAAGAAATTATTTGATTATTACGAAATAAATATCGATACCATAGAAACGCCCGAGCTTAAAAAGGCGATTCAATCCGGGTACGAAAGACTTATAAAAGCAGTCGGACTCGGACGCCTTGAAATCAAAATTGAAGACGGGATTAAAGTTATTCAAACTTTAAGAAATAGCGAAAAAATAACTTACCGCGAAATTGACGGAATTGCTAAGGCGGAAATGGCAGGTAAAGAACCGAATGACTACTATGGGAAATCATACGCACTTATGGGCAGTTTGTCCGGGTGGGGAGAAGCCGCAATCAAGAAATTAAAAGGGCCCGATCTTTCGCTTTGCGAGGTGCTCGGTCTAATTTTTTTGGCAGTGTAATTGATCGTGTTTGGCAATGGATGGGTAATTTATTTTACCGTCATCAGCCGATTAATATTATAAAAAAGTTAAGATATGCAGAATTAAAACAGTGGAATGAATGGCACGAGATTATGAATAAGCAGGAATTAAAAGCAATGGAAGAGGCCAAGGGAAAAAAATAGTGATAAAGATAATATTTTGGATATGGCTACCTGTTAGAATTGCATGCCGTATTATTTTGGAAATTTTATTTTTTGTGATATGTTTTTTTATGATTATAGGATGGTTTAATATTTACGATGTAATTGAATATTGGAAACAAAGACTTGATTATGTTTAATAGGAGAAAAAATGCCTGATTTCGCAGTCGCAACAGCATTCACAGGAAAAGGGAATATTATTTCTTATATGAACCAAGCCGGCGCCGCAGTGGATAAATTCAGCAATCGCGGAGCCACGGCATTCGATAAAATGTCACGTCGCGGTATGGGTGTCGCCTCCGTCCTTAAAGGACTCCTTCCTGTTTTGAGCATCGCTACAGTTATCGGTTATGCAAATAAAGCCATACAAGCGTTTGAAGAAAGTCAGGCGGCAATCGCAAACGTCGAAGCCGGTTTGAAATCTACAAATAATGCAATCGGTTTAACATCGAAACAAATTCAAGGCATGGCGGCGGAGTGGCAGAAAATAACAATATTTGAAGATGATGCGATTTTGCAAAACGTCAGCGCACAACTTCTAACTTTCGGGAATATTGGAAAAGATAATTTTGATCGCGTTCAGCGTGCAATTATGGACGTCACGGCAAAATTAAAAGGCATAAACGCAACCGGAGACGATTTAAAAAGCACATCTATAATGATGGGGAAAATGATGGAAGATCCGGTTAAGGGACTCAGCGCGGCAAAAAGAATCGGAATATCATTTAACGCCGTTGAAGAGGATATGGTCAAACAAATGGTTGCGGCTAATAATACAATTGGCGCGCAAACGTATATGTTAAAAATAATTGAACGTCAATACGGCGGCACCGCTGAAGCACTGGCAAAGACAGATAAGGGAATGCAATTGATCGCAGAACATGAAATGCAAAACGCAATGGAAAATTTAGGTCAGGTATTGATCCCAATTAAGAAATCATTGATTGCTATAGCAATGCAGGTTTTGCCGTATCTCAATACAGGTTTGGCAATGATACCTACAATTTTAGATTATGCATTGCCTCTGCTTAAAGGATTTGTTATAGGTTGGGCTATTTTTAAAGCATTGCAAATAGGATCAAGCATTTTTAGCGCTGTATCCGGGATAGTTCAACTTAGCGGATCAATTCTTCCTGCAATTAAACAAATGGGATTATTGAATTTTATGTTAGGTCAAACCACGGCTGCACAATTAAGGCTTAATTTGGTTATGATGGTAAATCCGTTTATCCTTATTGCAACTGCAATCGCGGGCGCGATTATGTGGATAGTTTATTTAAAAAATCATCTCGAAGAAATGCGAAATTTATTTTTGGAGATAACACAAATTTTCGACAAGCCTTGGGTACGTTTATTATTAGCCACCATTCCCGGAATGAATACAGCTTTTGCGCTTCGAGATAAAATTAAAGAACAGCAGGCACAGGCGCCGAATCGTACGGAAACGGAATCAAGATCACAACGATCAAGCTATGATGCGAATATAAATTTTAACAATATGCCGGCAGGAACTACAGTCGGAGAAAAGAAAAAAGGATTACAGCCTATCAATATAAATTACATGGGAATAAATACGAACCTATATGGCGAGGGATTTTAAATGAGCTGGCTAACTGCGACAAGAACTGAAATAAAACTAACCTCCCCCGGCGGAGTAGTTTTCACAGCGCTGTGGCGCGGTAACGAACGTTCGGGCGAAAAGAAACTTGGAATATTTTCACCGCCTAAATTCAAAGGCGATATCGTTCAGGACTTAGATTCTAAATCAACAATTTATCCTTTAACGATATATTTTAATGGTATTACCCATAACGTAGATGCCGAGGAATTTAACACAGCTTGCGGAGAGGTCGGACAGTGGGAAGTAATACACCCCACGAAAGGACCGTTGATACTTCAATTAGTTTCATGGCGTGAAGTCATTGCACCTGTGGAAGATGCAAATACAACAGTGTTTGAAACGCAGTGGATCGAACCCGCAAATAGAGAAAGGATAGTTTCAACCGCTGAACTTGCGTCTTCGATATTATCACAAATTCAAACCGTGACTTCCGATACCTTAGCCCTTGCCGGACAACTACGGGCAAACGCGTATTCATCAATTCAATCATTTGTGAACGTGATGAATAAAATTTCAGGCTTTACCGATTCGGTTATGCGCGAATACGTAGCAAGTAACGCATTGAAGCAAGAACAATATAACGACGCAAAGCAATCACTAACTAACGCAATCGCAGCATTCGGGATCAGCAATTCCGATTCCGAAGCAATAGCAACCGCGACAATAAATATAATGCTTGCTATTCCGGGTGAGGCGACTGACTTCACAAAAGATTTACCCTTATTTATTCAACTCATCGATTCAATATTTACGCTGACTCCGATCATGACACGCGAAACCGATTTCAATATCGCAATCGGGCAGGAACTCGGAATTACCGCCTCCCTTATGGCACTATGTCAAAGTATAGTAGCATCCGAATTTGCAAGTCGTGCCGACGC